TCTACCAACTGTCATTTTGATTGGTGCGGTTCCGTCTGATGAGTATTGGAAATATTTCTGATACATCTGCTCACAAACACCAAGCATCACGCGCCGAATGTCGCCTGACGAAACTATTCCGGTTGTTCCTGCCGAGGCTTGCCCGGTAGCGGTGAATGTAGTTCCGACCGCAGCCCCAGTTGGCGCTCCAATTGATTGCCAATCAGTATTTCCAAGTGTCGTTATCGTGTAGCTCAACCCTACAACCAATCCGACGGGATCAATGTTTGCGGCTTGGCCGATTTCAGTTTTGGATAGATTTGATGATAATACGAAATCATCGATATCAAATGAAACAACACCAGTTGATGTGTTTCCACTGTAATTTGCTCCGAGATATTCGGTTGGTAGAATTTTAGTTGGCATGGTGTTATCTTTGCGGGAGTGCTGTCCTCATTCTTGATTGCAAGTCATCAATCTGCCTCTGAATCATTGAATTCTGATTCTGAAAGGTGTTCATGATTGAAATCAATTGTGTCACGCTAGTCGTGTTATTTGTTATCGATTGCCTGATCAACGGAGACAATGTTGCCAGACTTGCTGTGGTCTTTGCTATCTCATTCTGCGTGATTTGGCCATCTTTTAGGAATGTTCCAAGATTCACTAATGCTTCGGCCTGTTGCTGATTTGCTGGCTCAATGCCAGCGATCATGCCCTCAATCTCAGTCGCAAATGCTTTTGCCTTTTCCTCTGCGGCTTTAGCCTGAGCTTTTACATCCTCAGATGCCGCAATTTCAACAATCGATGCAATCGAGGTCGATACATCAGATTGAGTTTGGCGCAATTGTGATTCGGCTTGCTCAAGTTGCTGAGTTGCGGATTCTACCGCTTGGCTTAACTCACCAGTTGAAGCAACAGCCTTTTCAAGCTCGCTGATGCGATTCTCGATTACCGACATCTGCCCAGCTACCGCGCCAGTATCCAATTGCGCTTGAGCGGCTTTAGCTCCAGCGGTTGCCTGCCCCGGAAATCCGCCCTCACCAGCAAATGATGAAGCGGCAGCTTGCAATATACCCATCCTCTGCTTCGCCTGCTCTTCCAGTGCATCACGCTGATCACGCAAAACCTGTAAACTATTCTGTTCAGTTTGAAGCAATGCTTCTTTCTCTGCTTTCTGAACACGCACCTCGGCTAGTGCTTGCTTTTCGGTCTCTACGGAATCCTCTGCGGCCTGCAGCTTTAATTGTTCGGATTGAATCTGAAGCTGAACCTGTGCTGCTCTAGCCTCCGCCGCCGCTTTTTCCTCGGCAGCTAGATCCTTTACCTTGCTGATTGTTTCTCCCTTTACATCACGGAGCGTTCTCTCTGCGGTAAGTAGATTATTGAACGATTCCAGAACAGTCGCGTTGTAATCTATTTGATTTTGTGCCGCATTGCTTACCTCATCAGCAAAATTCTGCGCTGCTATCTTGGCTTGCTCGATCTTTGCCTTGCCAAAATCAATATCCTCTCGGATCGCTGCGGCTGCATTCTTGCCGATCTGGTCGATCGTATCAGCTAGTTCCTCAGCTTTCTCCGATGCCGATTTGGCATCATCTCCCATATCTAAGAAAACCTTGGCTGCAATAGCCCCAACGGCAAGCAAAGCACCTGCGATCGCACCACCCGGGCCGAATACGCCAAGGAACTGCGGGGCTTGCTGCGCGAATGCCGTAAATGCGCTGGTTCCCATGGAAACCTGAGTCGCAAAGTCTTGAACCTGATAACCAGCTTGAGCGGCAACCTGTCCCACGCGCCCGGCTCCGGCTGATGCCGCAGTAGACGCTGCTGCCGCTTGCGTATTAGCCGTAGCCAGCTTATCCATCGCGGCAGCAGCTTGCGTAGCCCCAGCCGTATTAGCCGTTGTGCTGATGTCAATGTTGACCTTTTTGGATGCCATATTATGGGGCAACTAATCGTCCAGTTACGGATGTGTTGAGCAGAACGGATGTGCCGATTTGCGATGCGGCAACGGATACATTTGCGTCATAGAATGTGATATCGCTCATTGGAGTGAATGCAACTCCAGCAGTTGTATTTGTTGATTTCGCATCTGGAGTTATTCCGGTTGCAGTAGTTCCAGTTCCTCCAATCGAGATATTCAAAGTAGAATCATTTCCCGCATATGGGCTTTTGCGAGTCAATACCACCCTAGAACCCGATCCAGATACAGTAAAATACATATTAACCTGAGGGGTTGCCGAGAAATAATCACGAACCATTTGCATCCATTGCGATGAGGTCTGACCCAATGTGACTGGAACATCGATTATCAATGGTGAGCCATCCATTCCAGCAGCGGTAACCACAGTGCGAACATTTCCAGCCCCGGTTACTGTACCCACGCCAGTCGCAGTTTCCACCTGCCCAGTTCCCATTGCGGTGGGATATGGTTGGGTCAGTCTTAGTGAAGAATCTCGCTGATTTGCAAAATAATTAGGCAATGATAGAATAAAATATGAAATGAATCTCTGGTATTGATCACTGCTCCAGTCAGTAAAACTAAACCGACTATCAAATGACGCAGTCGCCATTGTCCCGGGACGCCAGAATTGACGCCCCCATGTCCCGCCGACATAGGATACCGATTGGAACTGACTGTCATACGATATGCTGAGATTTGATGTCTCAGCACCCGGGCCTTGATCCCATCCGGCAAGATCGATGATCTTATTGCCTATGAATGCAGCAGCGTACATTATGCGACAGCAACAACTGTGAACAATGCGGCAGGAACACCAGTCGAGAATGTCCGGCGAGCGGACATGTTGAGTTGTCCAAGTCTGTTTTCAGTTGGGCTAAAGCGTTTCTGGATATCGAGAATTTGAACGGCAGCGCAGTCGAAATTCAATCCGCCTGATGTAGCCGTGCTAATATCAAGTGTGACATTTGCAAGATCCTCGCCAGCATCAAGCGATCCGAAATATGTATCGAATGAGTTTTCAGCGATTCCAGTAGGGATGCAACTAATGTTGCAGCCAAGGTTTTGCAGACTCATATCAACAGTTCCGATGCCATCAACCATGACTGGGTTAAGGCCAAGATCGAATGAGACTTCAAATCCTGCTTCTGAGTAGAATGTAAGCGACCCGCCAAGAGTTGCCGTGTATGGAGCGGTAACGAGTTTGCTAGGATCGAATGTTGCGCCGATCGATGCGCCAGCGCCAACCGAATAATAGTCAGTAAGCAAGTTCGGGTTGCCCCCAATATCGAGCAAGCCAGTAAATTGAACCGGGCCGAATGCGGTATTGTTAGCGGTACAGCGAATGCTCGGCATCTGAGTTACGGCAGCATTGCGGATCGTGTAGGTCGCATCAGAAGCGGTAATCACAAGCGGCTTATCAGTCGCACCATAAATCGATGCGCCGATTACAGTTGATCCATACGGGAAAAGAACAGTCAGCGCTTCAATCTCGCCGACTGGTTCAAACTCAATAACCACTTGGAAATCCGACTTTGCTTTACCGACAATGCCATAAGCATCGGATTCCTTGTCGAATGTCGAATTGGTCATGCTCAGGGTGACTCCACCCTTGCTGTAAAATGTCTGCGTATCGTAAGTGATCTTACATGGGCCGCGAACGATTGTAGTGCGATCAAATGTTGCCATATTATTGCCTTTCTGGATCTGTATTGGTTAAACCGATTGGTATTGTGAATGTAATGACCTGCTGAAGCATCGATTCATTCGCCTGTTGCGACATGGCATCGAATAACATAACACCACCCGACAATGCAAGCCCAGATTTGTCTAGTGGCTGATGATGATGAAGGATCCTGCAAACCGCCTCAGCGATCTCTGTACAGGATGGTTGGTTACTGCCCCTTGATCTCCACAATGATGGAATCTCGGAAACTGTAATCTTAAATGACGAATTGTTAAGATACGGCCCGGGAGTGTCCGGGGAGTCAGCATCTGCTGAATCGAAATTGATCAGGGCAAATGCCCCTGCGGTCTGCATCGCGTTCAGAATCGACTTTTCAACATCCTTTTGATCCTCAACTAGAACCGGGATCTTGGGGACAGTTCGGAAGTATTCATGATCGGCCAAAACCTTGGCCATGCTTTCCACGATCTGGCGGATAATGCTCATGGTGAGGTAGAAAAATCCATAACCCGGGATCCTCCGTAGCGGAATGAGGAGTTGCTGGAATATGAGAAAGAAGATGCCCCGGGATCGTCTGAATCGGCATCATTCTTTGCTAGGTCATCTAGGTAATTTTCCGCCTCTTCAACGGAATTCCTGCGGTCATCGCCATTGAATTCCGAGAGTGATGGAAATGCATCAGTCAACAAACGCCTTGCGAGCGTGTAGGCGTGACGCTGAGCGCCCGGAGGGACAAATACGCCAGTGCCTACCAGCGGAGGCAGCCCGCGCTTCCTGCGGCCAGTATTGACCCGGGAAACGACATCCTGCGCGACATGGGAGAGAACCTCTTCGACCTTGGATTCAGGAGCTGGCGATTCATTTAGAAGCGCAGCGATCTCATCCGTTCCAAGTCGGCCTTGTAATCCAGCAAATGTAAGTTCAGTCCATGCCATGGTGAATTATTGAGAAAATGCCGCTGATCCGAGGGAAATAATAAACCCCAGACCAGCGGCATGATTAGCAGCCCACTATTAGAACAGGAGCTTGGTCACAAAGGAACCACTGAAGGTTCCAGCGGTCGCATCCGATGTCTGCTCTACTCGCACATAGCGGCGGCAGGCCGGACTAAGGCGAAAACGAACCGACTTGGCGGCAACTCCAGATCCGGTAGCGGTTTGAGTGGTTGCGACTGCTGGATCAAGAGCGGCAAAGGTCACGCCATCAGCGCTGTCTTTGAAGGTGTAGGTAAGAACCTTAGTGCTGGTGATGCCAGATGCGGCTGGAGCAGATACTTCCACTACCACTTCCTCGATGTCGCCTGCGAAGACTTGTTCAAGATCAAATGTTGCGGAGTTTGCGCCAGCTTGGGCGATTGCCACCGACGAGGTGTAGGCGGCATCTTGTTGATTGCGATTGAATTCAAAGGACATTGTCGTATTATCTATTTAGGGGTTAGGATTAGCTCAATGCCTCGTTATCAGCGATCGAGTCGGTGATGATGATCGGGATACCGAACGATTCGGTTGGGACACCGGGAAGGACGCCAGTAAAGGCTTCTTGCTTGGTGCTGGCGGTCATGGTGCGGCTCACTTGGAGTTGGAATGCCGAGCGGCGGCTCATGAGAAGATGAGTTGGGCGCTCACCAACGGGGAACTTGCTGAGAAGTTCAGCGATCTTGGCATCGGTCACGCCCTTGCCGGAGTCGGCGGTGCAATCCTTCAAGCGGCCAATGGCGTACTTGTTGACGCACTGAAGACCAACCCAAGCGGTAAGGTCAGCGATGTAGGCGGCAAAGCGATTGCCGGATGCGTCTGCTGCGTCACCCTCGCGGAATGGGCTAAGCTCAAAGCTGGTGCCGTTACCATAGACATACTGAACACCTTGGTTGCCAGCCTTGATAGCATAAACAGAGGAACCAGTTGCGGCGGTCGTACCACCAGCATCAACCACAAGCTCGTCACCGAAAGTAGCGATGAATTCTTGGAGGCCGATGAATCCCTTTGCGCCTGCGCTGCGACCATAGATCGTTTGCGAACCGACAGTCGAGAGAGCGGCACGCATGACGCCTGCGCCTTCAATTGCTTGGAGTGCTTCGGGGCCATCTTCGTAACCGCGAGCAACTGCCTTATCGACTTCGATGCGAGCGGAAAGAATGAATGCTTCAACGAGACGCTCGGCAAAGTTCGATTTGGTACCAGCGGTTCCTTCATTGGCGGAACGGAAAGCAACGGATGGGCGCGAGTTGCGAACAACAGTCTTGTAACTGGTTCCGCGAATCGTGCGAGCGGGGATGGTCACGACTTCAGGAGAAGCGGTAGCCACTTCTTCGATCAAACCAACGACAGGATCAGCGCCATTGAGCTTGGCCAGATCGAGTAGAGTAGTGTTATTAGGCATATATTTGTGTTATTTGGATTGTTGTGCTTTAAATGCTGCCTCGACGCGAGCAAGCCCGGTCAGTTCAACAGCAGGGGTTTCTTCGATGCGACCAGCAAGGATCGTAGCTCCGTTAATGGCTTCATTGCCCGGGAGCGATGCAAGAACCTTGGCAGCTTTTTCATCAGCGAGAATTGCGGTTTTCCAGAACGATTTGGCATCCTCATCTTGAGGAGCAATGCGTCCGGCTTTGATTGCTTCATCGATTGTGAGATCAGCGGAAGCCATGGCCTTGTCGCCCATTTGCTTCTTCATGTCTTCGTATTCCGATTTCAGCTTGGCGTATGCAGCTTCCATGTCAGCAAGTTTATCCTCAGCGGATTTCTTTTCGACATTGGCGGCTTCGACTTGTTCGGCCATCGATGCCGACTCACGAAGAGCGGCAAGATTTGCCTTGGCGGTTTCAAGGGCGGTTTCCGGCGATTCGCTCGCCTCAACCAGACCCAATTCGATCAGTTGTTCGGTCATATCAATTTGTTCGTTGTGAGATGCGGCAATGCGCGGGATTTCCTCAAATGCTGGATCATTAACCAGCGATCCGATTTCGCCACGCTTTGCGAGGCCGATCGGAATGCCATCCTTGGAAAGCAGGAAAGTGGGGGAGAAGTAAGAGTAGTCGCGGCCCTCAACGGCCTTGCGTCCAGCCTCAGTCCATTCGACATCCAGAACCAAGCCAACGCCATCTTCGTAGCGGAATTCCTTGGGGATGAATGAAGCAGCCCCTTGCTTGTGGTCGAATCCGGCGAATGGACGCACATTGGATTCAAAGCGTTTGTTGAGGTCTTCAGCAAATGACGCAGAAACCCGTGAGTCTACAGTGACATCAACGGATTTAGCCTTGCCGCCAACAGTCGCATTGATGCGGTGTTGACCTTCAGGTAGGTAGACAATCGATCCGGCCAAATCGGTTAGTTCCGATTGGATTGCAGCGGTTACGATCTCGGAACTGCGAAACATCGAGGGGAGATAATCATATAAAGCCATAAATGTCAACTATCGAATTGAGATATAAGGTAATCAAGCGCACCATTCAAAAATGCATCGGTATAAGACTGCTCAGGCGGCAGCGCACTCTTCCATGGTGAATGAGTTACTGATTTCTTCAAAGCATAGATTGCGCGGATTCCATTAGGTGCATTCGGATCTGCCTCGGCCAATACACCCTTAACCCGGAACAAAGGACTAACCCGGTTCGAATATTCCTTTGCGGTCTTGGCATGGGCTTCAGGCACAAGCGGAATAGTCAGCGATCGCTTACGCTTTGCTCGAATCACGCCACCCGTAACCTTATGGGCAAAACCAGTTGTCGAATTACTAAATGTGACCTTATTAGTATTTGGCTGACTTAAACTCCATCCCCGGGCGGTTCCTTCCCACCATCGCGTTTGTTCACGCCCCGGGCCATGTGTCGGCAGGGACGGATTAACCCACTTCGTCCGCCCGGCCATGGCATAATACTTTCTAATTTCCTCGATCGCATCCTCGCCGCCTTGTAATACAGCGGCCCGGCGAACAGCGGGGGCAGCCAGCGTCAATGCTGCTGCCTTAGCCTCATCCAGACCAGTCGCCTCAATCGTGATGAATGATTTACCTGTCTTCAATGCCATCCTCTATTCCTTTCAGCATCGCTTTACCAATCTCATCCTCAAGCGCCGATGTCAGCGCCTGAGCATTCAGCATCCCATACATCTGCGGGATGCGCTCGATTACCTGATCAACCTCCCGGACAAATGCGCCGATAGTCATGCGCCGCGACTTGTCCATCAGATCCGCTAGAACCTGATCAACCGGGGCAAGCCACTCACCCGCCACATCTCTCAATTGCTCATCGGTCATTGCCGGAATCTAGCTTATCAACAATCCGCTTTGCCCATGCGTATCCAGCATCACCACCCCATCCGTTCCATGCTTGCCATCCTTTACCTTGCTCATCCCAAGTTGATCCTTTCTTATCGACTTCGTGGCGCTGGAAGTAGGAAACCATCCGGCGGACAGTATCCTCAGATAATTCTGCCCGGTTAGAAATGTCACGCGCCCGGGCGAGGCCAACCGATGTCATGCCCCGCTCTGATTGCGGCTTTGCCCGGCGGATTTCTTGGGCATTTATTGCGT